GTGAAGCCGATTGGTGAGTGCCGTAAAGGCAGAAACCAATGTAAGGCGTGTATAGCTGAATACAACAAGCAATGGCGTCAAGACAACAAAGAACACAAAAAGCAATACGACAAGCAATGGCGTCAAGACAACAAAGAACACATCAAGCAATACTATCAAGACAACAAAGAACACAAAAAGCAATACCGTAAGCAACACTATCAAGACAACAAAGAACACATCAAGCAATACTATCAAGACAACAAAGAACACATCAAGCAATACTATCAAGACAACAAAGAACACAGAAAGCAATACTATCAAGACAACAAAGAACACATCAAGCGATACCACCAAAAACTCCCAGCAGCAACGTATTTAATAATGAACACAATAAATGGAAAGGTGTATATCGGGCAATCTACCGTGTATCCAAAAAGATGGACACAACACAAAAGAGACTTACGAAAGAACATACACACGAACAAACATCTCCAGCGAGACTGGAACGAATATGGAGAAGACGCATTTGTGTTTGAAGTGATAGAAGAATTGCCACCAGACACATCTTCTGAACTACTGCTGGAAAAAGAGCGAGAACAAATAATAGAACATCTTAAAAGAGATGTTATACTTTATAATACATTAAATTGAATAAAACAACAACACAGCCGTCTAATTACTGGGAAACTAATCCCACATAGAAAGGAGAAATAACATGTTAAATATTCTATCTTTGATGGTGCTTTTATCAGCACCAGCAGACGCACACCACAAGGCACATAAGTCGCCACCACCGAAGCATAATCACCATGCGACGGCACACCGGCACACGCCTCCACGACACCGACATCACGCACGCCGTGTTGTAGGGTGGAATTGGACACCAGGGCATTATGATCCTTATGGACATTGGATTCGTGGAAGATGGTCATTCGGTGTTAAAGTAGTTATTTAAAACAAATAAACACTTGACTTCAGCCTCCTAAGCTAGTATACTTGGTATAACGTTTAGGAGGTTTTCTTGTCTGGGCCCAAACAATGTGCAGAATATAATACGCAGTCAGCAGACAGGTACCACAAGTATAAGGGTAAGGTTAATCGATATATGGATTTGGCGAAAAGAGTGGCAAACCAATCAGTTTATCCAGAGTACAAACATGGGGCTGTCCTAGTTAGGGGTGGCTCCATTAGAAACACAGCACATAATAAAAACAATTTTTCTTCTTTCGGGAAGAGGTTCCAAAAAGACCATAATGGAAGGTCCACAGTACATGCTGAATTGGGTGTTATTTTGGGCCTTGATCGCGCTATTACAACCGGCGCAACTGTATATGTTGCAAGGGTGGGCAAGTGTGGAGAATACAGGCTGAGCAAGCCGTGTTCAATGTGCCATGCTGCTATGAAGCACGTAGGCATTAAGAAGGTGGTATATACTATTGATGATAAGATTGTGGGGAGCTATAAACTATGAAATATAAAGTAGGACAATTGGTAAAAATAATAGACGACGTATCTCCTCCCAACAGATACTATGTGGGACTTATTGTAGGTGACTGGAAGGAAGGTACCTATGAGATCCTATGTGTAGGAGACAAGGGTCCAGAGGTGTTTTTTGAAAGTGAGATTGTCGAGGTACTAGAATGAATTTTATTCTGCCGCTGATATTTGCGTGTAGTTACGGACTTTATCCTAACGATAGTAGGTGTCCTGGGGGTCCTGACTGTTGGTGTCCCGGCGACACCGCTCACAAAATCCTCCCTCCCCTTGATGAAAACGGTAATATAATCTGTGATGACACAGGAGAAAGAAATGAAAAGTAAATTTAAGATTGGAGATTTAGTAAAAGTAAGAGACCGCGCCCGCGAATTGGATTGGAATGATAAAAACTTTGGTCTACTCTTAGAGGCATCTTTAGATGATGAAGGCAATGCACTGATACCTCCTGTTTATTATATGAAGAGTGTTGGAGTAGTGTTGTCTGTGGAGCTTTCGGTTCCCATTACGGGGCATGCAGGACTGGACGAAGATGATGGAATACATTATGGTGAGATGTCAGCAGAGACGTATCAAATAGTAGTAGCGGGAGCGAAGCATGAAATAGAGGCATATTTATTGGAGAAAATTGAGATATGAAAAGAGTTTTGATTATTGATGCATTGAATATGTATCTGAGGGCGTATATTGTAGATCCTTCGATCTCTACCAATGGACAACCCATTGGAGGGCTAAAAGGATCGTTGAAGATTTTACAGAAGCTTGTGAGAGATACGAAGCCAGATCATGTAGTGATCGCTTGGGATGGTCCAGATGGCTCACGAAAGCGCAAGACTATGGACAAGAACTATAAAGCGGGCCGCAAGCCTATTCGATTGAATCGTGCTTTTCATAACTTATCAGAGGATGAGGAAATCACAAACAAAGTGTGGCAACAAAGTAGGCTGATTGAGTATCTAAATGAGATGCCGATCATTCAGACAATGCTGCCGCAAATTGAAGCAGATGATGTTATATCTTACATCACTCAGATGCCCTATTACAAGGGATGGCAGAAGGTTGTTGTTTCAAATGATAAAGACTTTTTTCAATTATGTGACGACGAAACAGTGTTAATGCGACCGGTGAAGAAAGAAACGTTAAACAAGAATCGCATCATTGAACAAACAGGCGTCCATCCAACAAATATGGCTCTCGCACGTGCGATTATCGGAGATACTTCAGACAACCTGCCGGGTATTAAAGGCGTTGGATTCGCTACTGTTGCAAAACGGCTTAATTTTTTATCGGAAGAAAAAGCCTATACAATTGAGGAAGTTATAGAACACTGTGAGCACGCTGAGAGCAAACTTAGATTTTTTCCCAATATCGTGGAGGGAAAGGAGTTAATTGAGCATAATTATAAAATGATGCAGTTATACGCTCCCCAGATGTCCTTCCAATCTAAAATGGTGACGAAGGAAGCTGTCGAGAACTTTGACTTCACATTTAATAAAACAGAGATTATTCGCATGATGCGTGATGATGGATTTGGAGAACTAAATTTGGAAGACTTAAAGACGCACATGAATAAGATCGTTAGAGAATGTGGTTGACTTTTACGGTCAGCGTGTTATAATAATCAAGAGGGCATAAATGACAAGAGAGGGCGCAAGCTTTGGAAAGTATGGTAAAGCTTTCCAAGAAGGGCTAGTACAACTGATTTTCGAAGATCGGCCATTTGCCGATCAGATAATGGAAGTGTTCAATACAAACTTCCTAGAGTTAGAATATCTGAGGGTGTTTGTACATAGAATTATTGGATACAGGGAGAAGTATAATAAACATCCCTCTGTGGACGCTATTATAAGCATTTTACGCACTGATCTAGAAAAAGAAGACGAAATAGTCCAGAAGCAAGTGCGTGATTATTTTGCTAAGATTCACACGAGAGAACTCACGGATGTAGAATATATTAAAGAAGCTTCGTTGGATTTCTGTAGAAAACAAAACCTTAAAGAAGCCATGATGAAGTCCGTTGGCTTGTTACAAACGTGTTCTTTTGATGAGATTTCAAAAGTTATTAATGATTCATTAAGATTGGGCTCCGAGACGGATTTTGGACATGATTTCCTTTTGGATTTTGAAGATCGATATAAGCCAAAGCACCGTCGTCCCGTTACAACTGGTTGGAACGACATTGATAATATCAGTGGGGGAGGTCTTGGACAAAAAGAAATGGGAGTTGTTATTGCTCCCACCGGCGCCGGCAAGTCAATGGTACTTGTTCATCTTGGTGTGCAGGCGCTTAAAGAAAAAAAGGTAGTAGTTCATTACACCCTTGAGTTGCCTGACACTGTTATTGGCAATCGCTATGATAGTTGTATTACTGGTTATCCTCTTTCCAATTTACCAAACTTTAAAGAAGATATTTATAAACAAATTAGTCAGATTGATGGTAAACTAATTGTGAAAGAATACCCCACTAAATCGGCGTCAACTAACACAATTCGTGCTCATCTTTCTCGTTTGGCTAAACGAGGAATTAATCCAGGCATGATTATTGTTGATTATGCTGATTTGTTAAGACCGACTGTCATCAGAAAAGAGAAAAGAAATGAACTGGAATCTATTTATGAAGAGCTTAGAGCGATTGCTTCTGAATTTAAGTGTGCGCTATGGACGGCTTCCCAAACAAATAGATCTGGGCTAAATGCAGAAGTGATTACAATGGAACAAATCTCAGAAGCTTTTAACAAGTGTTTTGTAGCAGATTTTATTTTTTCTGTTTCTCGCACAATTGAAGACAAACAAAAGAACCAGGGAAAGCTTTTTATCGCCAAAAATAGAAATGGCCCAGATGGTATTGTATATAATATTTTTATGGACACATCCACTGTGAGCATCAGGATAGCTCCACGGCTTACAGCGCCACAGATTCCATTGAATCCAGTAGCTCTTGATCCCAAAAAGCAACAACAAGTATTACAACAAAGATATGAAAAGTTCAGAAAAAGGAGAAAATAGTTTATGAGAACTTCGCAAAATATCCGCAGATTTCGTTTATCGGATGTGTTTATTGATCCATACCGGACACAGAAGGTCCCATGGGGACCTTTGGGTTATGTTACTTTTAAGCGTACTTACGCCAGACGTTTAAATGAATTTGATTCAGCCGCTACAGGCACAGAAGAATGGTGGCAAACATGCCGCCGTGTTGTTGAGGGCATGTTTAATATGCAGAAACAACACGTGGTGGACAGTGGTTTGGAATGGAATGACTCGAAAGCACAGAGAACAGCCAAAGAGGCATATGATCGTTTATTTAGCCTTAAGTGGACACCTCCAGGTCGGGGCCTGTGGATGATGGGAACTAAGTTTGTGGAGGAAAAGACTGGCGCTGGCCTTTTTAATTGTGCTTTTCGTTCCACCAAAGAACTTTCTTCTAAGGGGGGATATTTGTTCTCTTGGATGATGGATGCTTTAATGGTTGGGATTGGCGTAGGGTTTGATACTGCTGGCGCCGGAACCGTGATTCTTGAAGAGCCACATTATACAAATGATACGCTAATGATTGATGATTCTCGCGAAGGGTGGGTTGATTCTGTTCATCTTCTTTTAGATGGGTTCTTTTTTGGCGCCAAAGTACCGAAATTTGACTATTCTGCAATTCGCCCAGAAGGCGCTATTATTAAGGGTTTTGGAGGCACATCTAGCGGCTCTGGTCCGCTTAAGGAATTGCACGAAAATCTTAATGAATTATTTTCAGATAAAATAGGAGAATCTATTACTTCAGTTGACATCGTTGATGTTGAGAATTTAATTGGTCGTTGCGTTGTAGCTGGAAATGTTCGTCGCTCTGCGGCGTTAGCAATGGGCACTCACGATGATATGCATTATCTTCAAATGAAAAATGATCAAGAAAAACTTTATCACCATCGGTGGGGTTCTAATAACTCTTTTGTTGCAGAAGTAGGAATGGACTATACATGGCACGCAGAGCAAAGCCAGAAGAACGGCGAACCTGGATACATTTGGCTTAATAATGCTCGTACTCGTGGCAGATTCAAAGATCCTGAAAGATATGATGACATTAATGTTGCTGGTTTTAATCCTTGTGTTGAACAACAGCTAGAGGATGGCGAACTGTGTTGCTTGGTTGAAACTTATCCAGCTAAACATGATTCTTATGAAGATTATTTAAAAACTCTTAAAATTGCATATCTTTACGGCAAGACTGTTACCCTTACAAATACACAATGGCCAGAGACAAATGCAAAGATGCTAAAGAACAGAAGGATTGGACTTTCTCAATCGGGAGTTATTCAAGCTTTTAATAAGTTTGGAAGGAGAACAATATATAAGTGGTGCGATAACGCATATAAGCATATTGCCGAATTAGATGAAGAATACTCTAACTGGCTTTGTATTCCAAAATCGGTTAGAACAACGTCTATTAAGCCTTCCGGAACGGTTTCGTTGTTGAACGGCTCTACACCGGGAATACATTTTCCAGAGAGTGAGTATTATATTCGTCGTATTCGTTTTTCTAATCAAGCAGGCTTGCTAGATGCACTAGAAAAGGCCGGCTATAATATCGAGGATGATGAATATTCTCCTAATACTAAAGTGGTGGAATTTCCAATTCACGAGCCGTATTTTTTGAAAGGCAAGAAAGGAGTAAGTATGTGGGAACAGTTGGAAATTGCTGCTCAGTACCAGCATTATTGGGCGGATAATTCTGTCTCTATTACTGTAACTTTTAATGATGACGAGGCTCATCAAATTAAAGATGCTTTAGAAATGTACGAGACACGCCTCAAAGCTGTGTCCTTTTTGAGATATAAAGAAACTGGCTATAAGCAGGCCCCCTACGAAGCAATTGATAAAAAGACTTATAAAAAGATGATAAAAAATATAAAACCGATTCAACGTATCCAAGATGAAGAGGGCGGAAGTGGAACAAAGTTTTGTACAAATGATTCATGTACTATTTAATAGGAGGTATAGATGAATTTCAACCATCTCTTTGATCAAAAGAGAATAAAAACAATAGGCAAGTGCCAACAAGAGTGTTATTGGGCGCCCACAGGACAGATTCGCGCTATGGTGGGGGGAAAAGTAAATGTGACCCTTTACTGTAAACATTGCACTTGCCGCGAAGATCTTTTCTTAACAGAAAGCGAGTTTAAGATGCATAAGAAACTCTTAGAAGGTGAGGTGGGCGTTGTTTAAGCCTGTTAATCGATACGTACTAGTGGAAACACAGCAAAAACAAGCAGAAACTGTTAGCGGTATTGTTCTCCCAGATAGCTTTAAACCCGCCGAGGAAAGGCACGCTATTGTGACTGTTTTGGATTGGGCTGACGATGTTAGATTTAAAAATATGTTGTTTATGGATTCAAAAATTATTATTGATAAATCTATGATGGAAGAAATAAAAGTGGACGGAAGTAGATATAATGTAATCTTAGATAATTACATTATAGGAATATTATAAGGAATACATTAATGGACAAAGATTTTTATAACGAATCATCAGCCAAGAAGCTTGGATGGGATCCAACTTGGTTTGGTGAGAAATATTTTGACGATAAGCTAGTTAGAGCTATCAAAAAGTGGCAAAAGGATCGAGAACTATCGGCCGATGGTTTATGTGGCCCAATGACATTTCGTCGTTTATGGACAGAAAGACAATCAGAAATTGATGAACACAAGCCAGATGACCCAAAATACTCTAACTATGTTGTTTACAATGGCAATTGTTTTCCCATTGAGTGGGATAAAGTTGTTTTATGGTCCGAAAGAGGCGGCTTTAAGGCTGACATGGGCCACTATTATGATTATACTGGAAGGCCATTACGAAAAATTCGTTACTTTGTAAATCATTGGGATGTTTGTTTATCTGCAGCTTCTTGCGCTAGAGTGCTTGACAAGCGTGGCATCTCAGTTCATTTTTTAATTGACAATGATGGCACCATTTATCAGACTTTAGACATGCAGCACGCAGCATTTCACGCTGGCTCGTCACGAACAAACCGTGCATCTATTGGTGTTGAGATTTCAAATGCCTATTACCCTAAGTATCAGGAAACTTATGTTAAAAGAGGATTTGGGCCGCGCCAACTTGTAGATGGCGCCTGGGTTCATGGAAGTAAACTTAAGCCATTTTTAGATTTTTATCCTGCACAGATTGAGGCACTAAAGGCGCTGTGGAAAGCAATTCATGGCGCTGCAGAAATACCTTATGAAACGCCATTGGGCCAATTTGGGAAGACATCAACAAAATATGAACAGGACGTTCCATATGGCAAATTTAGTGGTTTTGTTAGTCATTATCACATTAGCAAGAGAAAAATAGATTGCGCTGGCCTAGACATTAAAACACTTTTGGACGAGGTGAAGAACGAAGAAGGATAACTATGTATTAATATGTTATTCATATTATTATTGTTTTCTTGTTTGAATGCCACTGCTTGTCCTGTACATTTTTTAACTGCTGACTCTTATGAGATATTTGCACTTGGAAAGCCGATAAGAACTGGTACTTGGGCCCAACCGCCATTGGTAAAAATTTGCAAAGAATTAAACATTTCTTACGCCAGAGTACAAATTGCTATAGCCTACTGGCGCAATATTGGATATGAATTTCACGATGTACTTTATAATTATGATTCTCTAGAATGTTTGGGCGTAGACTATGGAAGTGGAATAATAATAACAGGCGGCGACCAGGCATTGCCCGAAGATCTTTTAGCGGTGACGCGCACCTCTGTAAGGACGACAACAGGATACATTATTAAGGCAAAAATATTTATTAGACAAAAACATGTTAATAGGCCCCGCGTTTTAGAACACGAATTGGGTCACGCTTTGGGGTGGAAACACTATCCTCAGAATATGCACATAATGCATCCGGATTATGACGAAGGCGGACACAAGAATGATCACTTACGGAATATAAATTGAGTTTTGT